GAATCGGGTATGACTCTGATATCAGAACCAGCGAGTGATCGCTGGTTAAAAAAGGTAAAATATGAGGTTCCGAAGGATCGATATAGTAGACCGTGTGGTGGCGCTGGTGGATTTGATGATTTTGTCGAGAGGTGGCATGAATAGACATAAATAAGAATAAAAAGTGGAGCAGTGTCGAAAAATTTCACATTTAAAGATCTAAATGTAACGTTTAAGCCGCATCCAATTACGGGTGATTTAATTGTTGTTAAGGATGATAAGGACATTACACAATCGATCACAAACTTATTATTAACTGATATTGGCGAGCGTCCATTTCAAAGTTCATTGGGCACTCGCCTTTCTCGACTTATATTTGAGCCATTAGATTCTGCTACTGCTGGATTAATTGCAAATGAAATACAGCGTGTAATTGAGCGTTATGAGACTAGGGTATTATTAGATAGTATTGATGTAATAGCTAATGCACAATTTAATGGTTTTGATGTTGATTTAGTTGTAAATATTATAGGTAGAGAAGATATTCCAATTTCTGTACAATTTTTTCTAGAGAGAACTCGATAAATGTCATACGTTCAAGTTGCTAATTTAGATTTCAATGAAATCAAGTTAGCATTAAAAGATTATTTAAGAGCTAATACAGATTTTACTGGTTATGATTTCGAGGGATCTGTATGGAGCAATCTGCTTGATGTTTTAGCGTATAATACATATTACACAGCTTTTAACACCAATATGGTTGTTAATGAGCTGTTTTTAAATTCAGCTACATTAAGAGATAATGTAGTATCAATTGCGAAGCAATTAGGATATGTACCGAAGTCAGTTACATCACCAAAAGCAGTTGTAAATTTTGATGTAACATTTGGTGAAAATTATCCAAGTACTATTACTTTAAGAAGAGGAACTGGATTTGTAACTTCATTTGATGATAATTTATATAAGTACGTTGTATTAGATGATGTTACAGTACCAGTAGCAAATGGTAATGCATATTTTCAAGAAGTAGAGATTTATGAAGGAAATTATATTTCAGATACATATGACATTAATACTGCAGTAACTGGTCAAAGATTTATTTTAAAAAATAATTCAGTAGATACCAGTAGTATTAAAGTACGTGTTTATGATAATTTAACTTCAACAGTATATCAAACATATGAGTTAGCAAAGAATATTCTTGATGTAACTCCAACATCTAGAGTTTTTTATTTGGAAGAGATTGAAGATGAAAAATATGAAATTTTCTTTGGGGATGGTATTTTTGGTAGAAAATTAGAAAATGGTGAGCGTGTAGTCATTACATATCTAATTACCAATGGTGAAGAGACTAATGGTGCTAATGCATTTAATTTTAGTGGTATTTTAGAAGATATTGATGGTAGTACGAATTATACAGTTACTGTAAGTAATCCAACGTTAGCAGATGGTAGTGTATTATCTGTTGCTGCTGGTGGGGCTCCAATTGAATCGTTATCAAGTATTAAATTCAAAGCACCCAAGTATTTTGGCACACAGGACCGTGCAGTGACTGCAAATGATTATGCAGCAATTGTTCGTAATATTTACCCAGCTGTATCTGATATTATTACATTTGGTGGAGAAGAAGCAGAACCACCTGAATATGGCAAAGTAAAGATTGCAATTAAACCTTCTGATGCTGCAAATTTATCTATAGTAACTAAAAATGATATTGCAGAAAAATTAAAACCATATATGGTTGGATCGGTCACTCCAGACATTATTGATCCATCATTATTGTATGTAGAGCTTACTAGCAAAGTTTATTATAGTAAGAAGCAGACTACACAAACAAAAGATGATATTAGAACAAAAGTAATTAATAATCTTAACAGATATATTGATTCTTCCGATGTTGAAAAGTTTAATGGGAAGTTTAGATATAGTAAATTTGTCAGTGTAATTGATAATTCAGATCGTTCAATTACATCAAATGATACTACTGTAATGATGAGGAAAGATTTCTATCCAGTAATCAATTCTACTTATTATTATGAAGTATGTTATCAGAATGCATTCCTTTTAGAATGTGATGGACCAGTGATGTCTAGTAGTGGATTTGTTGTTAGTGAATACCCCAGATTCACTGTATATTTGGAGGATAGGGATGGTAGAATCGTCCTATATAGAATAGATGCTACAACTGGGAACAAAATAGTTTTAAATGATTCGATTGGAATTATCGATTATGAGAAAGGTGAGTTAATGATGAGTAATTTAACCATTATTAAAGGTAGCTATTTTGACAATAGAATTGAACTTCGTGTGAAACCAAGAAACAAAGATATTATTGCTTCTAGAGAAGTATATCTAGATGTTGACATCCAAAACAGCAAATTTACGGTATATCCAGAGTAAACTAAATGGCAGCTAAGACCAGAAGAATCTCTACACTGATCGAATCTCAGTTACCAGGATTTATTGCGTCTGAGTATGAGAATTTTTCAAGAATTTTAGAGAGTTACTACGAACAACTAGAATCCAAAGGTCAACCACTGGATATCGTTAATAATTTAACGAAATATCGTGATATCAATTATTATGAGAAGAATCTTCTAACGGAAAGTACAAAGTTAGTAGAAAATCTATCTGATAGTGATACTAGCATTCTTATTGAAAATGGATCTTCATTTCCAGAAGAAAATGGTTATATTAGAATTGGCAATGAAATTTGCTTTTATAAAGAAAGAGATGGCAATGAACTTTTAGAAGTTTCTAGAGGTGTAAGTGGTAATGTAACTTTAGGAGATCTCTACGAAAAGTCTGAATTTGTTACTACTATTGCAGAAAGTCATTTAAGTGGTGAATCTGTATATAATGTAAGTAATTTATTTTTATATGCTTTTGTAAAAAGTTTTGAGTCTGAATATTTAAATGAATTTCCAGAAAAATATTTAAAGTCTCAGATTGACAAGAGAACTTTAATTAAAAATATTACTTCATTCTATAGATCTAAAGGTACTGAAAAATCAATTCAGTTTATCTTTAATTCTATTGTATCTAAGGATATTACTGACGTACCAAAGGTCTATAATCCAAAAGATCTTACTCTAAAGTCATCAACTTCTGATTGGGTAAGTACATATTCCCTTAAGGTAAAAATTTTAAGTGGAGATCCAAAGAAATTAATTGGAAAAAGAATTGAGCAGTTAACTCCAAAATATGTTTCTGCTATTGTCGATAATGTTAAATTATTGGGAAGTTTTGATAATGAAACTTTATACGAACTTATTCTCGATAAAGGTTCTATATTTGATGAGTTTGAAGTTTCATCAAAAACCGAATTAACTAAACCAGTATTTTCATCAACATCAATTAATGATAGAATTCATGTATTTTCTACTCAGGGATGGGATAGAACTGGTAAATTTATCATTGGAACTGAAGAGTTTGAATATGATGATAAAAATGTAAATCAATTTATCATTAAAAATAGATCTGCATCTTTATCATATCAAGAAGGATCTTCTGTATATAATTACCACCGAGTAAAATCTTCTGATGTTACTTTTATAGTTTTGGGTATTTTATATGATTTGAACGTAGAATCTGGAGCTCCATATTCATCTGTTGGTGATTTTATTGAAATTTCTGATCCTGGTTTTACTTCAATTGATCCAGTAATCTTTAGTAAAATTACTGACAATATTAGATGGGTGCTTAATGAAAATGGAACTCCACCCGATATTCAGCAAAATCCAACATTACACCAAAGTGTATTAGATTTAAATGCAGATGTTTCTGCTATTTACGAAGATGATCAATATTTTTACATTTGTTCTTCTAGCTATCCATCACATAGAATTTTAACAATTAATACTGTTGCTGATTTAAAAGATCAAAAGCATTTAAAGTTAATTAGAAAATATCCAACAAACACTACTGAAGTATACAAAACTCCAACTAGAGATGTAGGAATTTTTGTTGATGGAACTATTGCATTCAGTCATAAAGATGAAGAATATGTTGATTATGGCAAAATCGAAGAACTAGTATTAACAAATAAAGGTTCTGGTTATGTAGATCCTCCATATGTTTTAATTAATGGAGAAAAAAATAAAGCAACAGCATTTTTATCTGGTAGTGTAGTTTCCAGAATAGAAGTAAAAACTGATTCTATATTTACTTCAATACCAGAGGTAGAAATTGTATCAGGAAGAAATGCTGTAGTAGAACCAATTGTTACTTCTGGAAGAATTACTAGTTTAGTGATTACAAATCCAGGTGAATATTATTCATCTCCACCAAAAATAATAATTACTGATAGATTAGGAAAAGGTAGATTTGCAGAATATAATTCTATTATTTCTCCAAATGGAGAATTAGTAGATTTTGAGAAGATTGACGAAGGAAAATTTTATACTAAAGAAAATGTAATTGTAGAAATTATTCCTGTTGGATCTGGATCTACTGGAGTAGCAAAAATTAAGCAATGGTATAAAAATAGATTTGAAAAATTAAAATTAAGCTTAGATGATAGTTATGGTTATGTGTTTGAAAATTATCTACCAGATAATGGTTATGGTTATGGTAGACTTGCAAACCCACTAAGATTAAGAGCAAAAATTAATGATAATATTTCATATTCATTAATTGAATCTCAAAATCCAACTCATTCACCAATTTTAGGATTTGCATATGACGGCAATCCAATTTATGGACCATATGGGTATGAAAATCCAACAGATCCATCTTCTCCAATTACCAGAATTAGAAGTGGATATATTTTAAATAATCAGCGTAATAACGGTCCAAGTGAACTAGAATATCCATTAGGATCTTTCATTGATGATTATGTTTGGATTCCTTCAATTGAAACTGGAAAAACAAAACTTGATAAAAATAATGGAAGATTTTGTGTTACTCCAGATTATCCAAATGGAGTGTATGCATATTTTATTACAACAAACACTAGTAATGCACCAGAATTTCCATATATTCTTGGAGAAAACTTCTATTCACTTCCAGTAGATTCAAACTACAATAGTCCAATTTCACAACTAGATTTGCCTAAAACTGTAAAGCGTTTAGTTATTGATAAAGAATATAGAAATGGATTTGGAGTAAATGCTAAAATAGAAACTGTTAAATCTGGTTTTGTTTCTGGAGTAGATGTATTCTCTTCTCCAAAATCATTTAAAGTTGGAAATAAATTAGTATTTGATAATGCAAACACTGAAGGTAAAGGTGTTTCTGCATTTATTTCTAGTGTTGAAGGAGAACAAGTAGAAAGTATAAAAGCAAAATCAAGTGTTATTAGAATACAAACTTCAGTAAATTGTTATTTGTTTGATGGGGAAATTTTCAAGCAAAATAATACTAATATTACAGGTAAAATTGTAGGTGATGTATTAAATGACAATATAGTTGTCCTCGAAGAAGTTTCTGGTAATTTTTCGGATTCTGATTCATTTACTATGCAAGATAGTAATGGAGACATTATAAAAGTATTGAATTTATTACTAGATACAAATTCTACTTTTACTAAAGGAGCAATTTTACAATTAACCAATGGTAAAAATAAAGTAGATTCAACTATTGCCGAAGGTTTAGTTTTAGAATCATCAGTAAATCAAAATTCTGTAAAGATAAAAGTAATTTCTGGAGATTTTCAAGTAACTAATCAGTATTTTATAAGAAGTAGTAATTTATCAAATACCACTGGTGCTAAAATTGTTTCAATAACTTCATTGAGTGAAAATATTGATACATTTAGTATTGCTAATAATTACGCTCTTGTAACTACAGACCAAATTCATAGACTAGCAGTTAATGATATAATCAATCTTGATATTACTCCAGATGAAAATTTAACAGAAACTGAATATTTTGTTAGAAAGAAAATTTATCAAACTGTAAAATTATCTGCCCCAAGATTTACAACAAAGGTCTCTAATTCTGGCATAGGAGCTTTTACAATTTTAAATATTGGCACCTACAAACAAACTGGTGTTTATAATGTAGAGCTTAATATTTCAAATCCTACATTAAAAAGAGCAAGTGTTATCACTGCAAAGGCAATATTAACTATTCCAGTTAATGGGTCTATATCTATTCAAATTATAGACCGTGGCAAAAATTTCAAAACTAATGACATAGTAACAATTGAAAAATTTGAAGATATTGAAGATTTGTCAGATATTATTGATAAATTTCCAGTTATTAGGGTAGATCATGCTGGTTTTGCAATATCAAATGATAAGTTAGTTTTACAAAGTTCATCATTTATTTCCAATGATGACTATTTAAAAATTAATGATGAAATTGTAAAAGTTGTTTCTATTGATAGATCTACAAATATTGCTACAGTATTAAGAGCACAATTAGATACAGTAGCAACAAATCATTATGTAAATAATAGTGTTTCTGTATACAATCCAAGATATAGATTCAATTTAGACTATAGGTTATTAGGTAATGGGCAGCAAGATCCATATGTATTAAATTATGATGAAAATACTCAAGAATTAACTGTTTCATTTGATTATAATACATCATTATCAACAATTAACTCGATTGTACAATCCAATTTTATTGTTGATCAAAGTGTCCCAGAAAAAAGAGTTAGTGTTTTTTCTATAAATGAGCCAAAGTACAAATTAGAATTTTCTACTGATAATGTTAATTTTGTAATAAATCCTATAATTGACATTCAAAAGTATTATTCATATAAATTTAACACCAGTCATCCTTCTATGACTGGAACTTACTTAGATTTTTCTGCAAGTGTAAATTATAATATTTTTACAGAAGAAATCTTTAAGTCTAATTCTGAGCCAGGATCTACTGGATCTTATGTAAGATTAAAATTGGGATTTGGACCAAATATTTCTTCAAATCAGTATACAAATAAAGTTCCAGTTAATTTTAAAAATTATTACTATTTTATTGTTGCTGATGGTGTCGATACAGAAGGATCTTATTTAAATGTAATTGAAGATCCTTTAGCTGGAAGAAAAGTAATTAACTATGTAACTCCAAATAAATTTATATATGAGTTAGATAAGGAACCTCAATATAATGGATCTGGTTTAATTAGTTATACTACTAATTCTAAATTTGCCATAGGTAAAATAAATTCTATTGATATTGATAATACAGGAACTGATTATATTAGTATCCCGATAGTTACTGGTGCTTATGTAGCCACAGAATATGAAGCTAAAGTTACATCACAATATGATTCTATTACAAAATCTGTAGTTTCAGTTACTGTTGATAATAAAGGTTTTAATTATGTAGAACCAAAAATTATTTCTGTTGATTCGGATGGAAGTGGAGCTATTTACAATCCAGTAGTTGTAAATGGTCAAATAGTTAGAGTTGAAGTAGTTTCTGGTGGATCTGGATATACTTATGCTCCAGTTTTAAAAGTTATTGAAGGAGCACCAAAACTTTATACTACATCAAAAACAATTGGGGTGCCACAAACAGTTAAAATTTTATTTAATGGTGGAGCATTCCATAAAGATAAAACCATAATTTCAAAATATACTTCAAGTTATTCATTACTATTAAAAAATTTTAACGAATATACTATTTTCCCAGGACAATTAGTAAGACAAAAAATAGGTGATACTTTAATAGCTTCTGGTGTTGTTTCTAATAATGGTTGGAAAATAGGTTCAAATATCTTAAAAGTTAGAAGTATCAATGGAGAATTTGATAAATCTTTACCTTTACTTGATAGATTTGATAATAAAATTGCTGATGTTGTTTCGGTACTATACACAACATTTAATCCAAATATAAAATCTTATTATGATAACATTGGATATTACAAATCGGATAGAGGTAAACTAAGTTCAAATAGCCAAAAATTAACAGATTCATATTTTTACCAAGATTATTCTTATGTAATCAAATCAAAAACACCAATTGATATTTGGCGTGATTTAATTAAACAAACAACTCATCCAGCTGGATTTAAATTATTTGGTGAGGTTTTAATTGAATCTTCTGGTTTATCTACCCCACCAGAAAACCAGCCACCTTCTGCTAGAATTAGTAAAATTAATTTAGCAATTAAATCAATTACAGTAAGTGGTTCCCAAAGAAAAATTACCCAATCTGTAGTCAAATATAATGATTTAAATTTAAGAAGAGGATATGGTAGTGTTTCTGTAGATACATTTAACAATGAAGAAACATTAGCTTATGAAATAATTTTGGATAAGCCATTTGATGGTTATTTTGATCCTTCTACTGGGCAGTTAAAAGGAACAAAAACGTTTACAATGTTAGATAAAAAAACAAATACTGCTGTTGCTGCTTATAATGAAAATAACTTAGTAATAAGTGTTAATGACGTGGTACAAGAACCAGGAAAATCTTACACAGTTTCTAATAATCAAATTA